ATTCCAGATATTGTCGCAGCACAAAATGCGATGGCAGGAAACGAGTTTGCTGGAAAGTATAACCTTGACTACTTTGAAAATAAGGCGGTCCCAAGATATATTATTACAGTTAAGGGAGCAAAGCTATCTCCAGATTCAGAGAGAAAGCTTCTTGAGTTTTTCCAGGTTGGGCTTAAGGGCAAGAATCATAGATCACTCTATGTTCCTCTACCAGCCGATTCACCAGACAATAAAGTTGAATTTAAGATGGAGCCAGTTGAGGCTGGAGTCCAGGATTCATCATTTAATACATATCGCAGATCTAACCGTGATGAAATTCTTCTTTCTCACCGTGTCCCAATTAATAAAATTGGAACCCCAGAAGGAATTAATTTAGCGGCAGCCCGTGATGCAGATAAGACATTTAGAGAGCAAGTTTGTCGTCCAGCTCAGGATATCCTTGAGAAGAAATTAAATAAAATGATATCTGAAATGACTGATGCCCTAACTCTTAAATTCAATGAATTGACTCTCACAGACGAGGATACTCAATCTAAGATTGATGAGCGATATTTGAGAATGCAGGTAATTACCCCTAATGAAGTTCGTATTCGAAAGGGTATGGTCCCAATTGATGGTGGAGATAATGTGGTTGAATTAAAGCCACAGCAACAGTCAGAAATTCGGACTCAGGCAAATGGCAATAGATTAAGAGATCAAAATAGACAAAGTAATTCTCCAGATTTATCTGGGGAAGGCCGAAATGCTCAAGGCGACGGCCGACAAGTTGACTAACTCTACTCAACCATTATTTGCCTTTTTATATACAAGTCGATAAAATTAAACATATGAACATTGAGAAATCTTTATGGTCTTCGAACGGCGATAACATCGTCCTGTCAGTTCCATTCACAAAAGTAAATCGTGAAAAGCGCACAGTGTCTGGTTTTGCAACACTTGATAACCTAGATCAAACTGGTGACGTTGTAACAATGGAAGCAAGCTTAAAAGCTTTTGAAAATTTCCGTGGAAACATTCGTGAGATGCATGGACCTACAGCAGTAGGAAAGATGCTTTCATTTAAGCCAGAGACATACTATGATCCAGCTACAAAAGAATTTTACAACGGAGTGTATGTTGATGCATACGTTTCTAAAGGCGCACAAGATACTTGGGAGAAAGTTCTAGACGGAACACTCGCAGGTTTTTCAATCGGCGGAAAGATTATTGAATCAGATAATGAAGTCAATAAGGCAACAGGTAAGGCTACAAGATTTATTAAGGACTACGCATTGCTAGAACTATCAATCGTAGATTCCCCAGCAAATGAACTATGCAACATTCTTTCTATTTCAAAGATGAATGGTCAGCTAATGTTTAAAGGAATTGCAGCAGAAACAGTTGCAGAAAATATTTTTTATTGCGAAGACACTGAGTCAGTTTTTATCTCAACAGATTCAGAATACAACTCGCCAGTTACTGGTAAGCCAGCAACACTTATCGGTTGGGTTGAGTCAGCAGATGTAAACAAGTCACAAGAGATAGATAAGATTCTTGATTCTTACAAGAAGTCAAGATTGTCGTTGCCTGATACACAAATAATTGCAAAACAGGCAAACGCAGATGGAGGTAATGAAGTGTCAGAAAATACAGAAAACGCAGTTGTCGAAGAAACTCCTGTTGTTGAAGAAACACCAGCTGTTGAAGAGACAGCAGCTCCTGCAGATGATGCAGCAGTAGACGCTTCTGCCGAAACTCTGGAAAAAGCAGCCGACGTATCAGAAGTTGAGGTTGATGAACCTGATTTTGCAAAGATGCTGGGCGATCTAAAGGGCTTTTTCTCAGAGACTCTAACTAAGGCTACTGATGCAAATGCTGCACAGGTTAAGGCTGTCACAGAGACAGTTGAGACTTTCAGCAAGAGCGTTGATACCAGAATTTCAGAGTTGGCAGAACAACACGCTGCACTATCAAAGGCAGTAGAAAACATAAAGAACACAATTGATGGCGTTGAAAAACGTGTCGATGCAGTTGAAGGTGATACTGCAATTAAGAAGTCCTTAGACCTTGGCGGGTCTCAGGAAGTAACAATCAAAAAATCAAAATGGAACGGTTCTTTCCTCGGTTCCGTAAATGAAATTTTTTCAAACTAAGGTAGGTAAAAAAATATGAGTAACGAAATACTAGAAAAAACAATCGCTGCTGGAACAGTTGATACTGGTGATTTCTCAGGTTCCCTTTCAGGAACTGGGATTCACGTTGGTGCTACCTCAAAGGGTGGACTACTAAATCCAGAGCAATCTGCACGATTCCTAGACTACATGTTTGACTCAACAGTTATCGGTAAGGTAGCTCGCACAGTCCGCATGAAGTCTGACACAACCGAGATTGATCGTATTGGCGTTGGTGAGAAGCTTATGAAGCTTGCAACTGAGGCAGACGATACAGCCGCTAACAGCGCTGTAACATTCTCAAAGATTTCTTTGACAACAAAGAAGCTACGTCTTGACTGGGAGCTCTCAACAGAGTCTCTAGAAGACAACATTGAAGGTCCAGATCTAGAAGATCACATTGCTCGCATGATGGCAACACAGGCAGGTAATGA